GAATCCGCATAAAATAAGGGTTTTTAGAGTGTGAAATTTCGTGAAAACTTGAAGAAATGCAACAGTAACTAACACGAAACTAACGCACAACTAACAGACGTAACTAACAAATAAGGGACGTACACTTGAATGTACGCCCCTTATTTTAAACTTTTATTTTTTCTATTTCTCTTCTCAGATCATCCATGACACGATGGGTATAAACAACTTCTGTGACATCGTTTATTGAATGCCCGACAATAAGTTTAAGAACATTATCATCCATTTCAAAATGTTTCCCTTTGGTGATAAAGGTGTGCCGTGTATCATGTGGCCTGTGCTCCATATGTAAGTGCTTCATTACTTTTATAAATCTTTTGCGGTATTTGTCGTAAGTCAAAAAAGTATCTTGCGGACAGTTTGGATCATTGAACAGATAATCGCTGTTCATGGCAGCAGCCTTTTTATAATTGGCTTCTATCAATGGAGCAATCAGAGAATGAATAGGAACGATTCTGTTCTTTCCAGCATCGGTTTTCATTCCACCTTTGAAGGTTTGCTCTTCCAGGTCAACGTCCGCTAATTTTAAGGTGGCAAGTTCTTGTGGCCGCCAGCCGGAGTAGATCCCGATCAGAACCATATCGGCAAATGGGAAATTGACATTATCCCATAATTTCTGTATTTCTTCCTGGCTGAATGGAACACGAATAATAGTAGGCTCATCTTTTTTTACACTGTTACATAATGCAGCATAATTTTTATCTACAATTTCATGCCTTAATGAATAGCGATACATAAGATTGAAGATACTCTTCATGCGCCCTTTTGTTGCACTGCCAACAGTTGCGTTACGGATTGCATTCTCAAGATCATCAACACGAATGTCACGCATTCGCATATTATACAATGGTCTACAATATTTGTATGCAGCTGTGATGGTTCGTACACTTCCTTGACTTGTGAGAGTCGGGAAATATTCATCCGTCCATTTTTCATATACTTCAGAAAAGGTAATACTTTGAGTATCAATATCATAAGGATTTTCGTTGAATGCAGCAAGTGCTTCCAGGGCAGCCGACTTTGTAGGGTAGTAGCCAATAGGTCGTTGCTTTTGTTTTACTTTGCTGTTCTCTTCGTCAAGAATCCAGCCGAAAGTTTTAGCTGCTACCCAGGGATTGCGCCTGTTGCCGGATAACTTATATACAGATCCATAACCGTTTGGAAGTTTCATGCTGTTCCTTTTCCGCTTCGGTTTTGGTGCTGGTGCCTGGTTGATCGGATAGCCACAGCCGGGACAAAAGGCTGCTGAATCGCTGATTTCCCGGTTACATTCGGGGCATTTTATTAACATATAATTCACCTTCCTTAAAAAAGGGTACAAAAAATAAGCCCTTTCTAAAATGACAGGCTTATGATATAATCATATATGGGTGTGATTATTCTATAAGCTGCGGTTTATAGGTTATCATGTAAGCCGTTTCTGTTGGCGCAGGAGCGGCTTTTTAATTATTCTCTAGTAAGTTTCATTTTTGTAGTTGTTCCAAGAGCAGACATCTCATAGATAAGCTGCTGATCTTTGTCAGAATAAGTAAATTCCTTTGTATCATCCGTAGAAGCAAACATAGCACCACTTGTCGCATCCTGATCTCTGGTCGAAGTCCAAGAGTATTCCTCTGTATATTCTGTTGGGGTATCGTATGTTCCAACCCAGTAAATAGAAGTTGTATCACCATTGTCGGATATCCAATTTATAGAAATGGTATCTTCTGTGATTTCAGCTTCCATCCAGGAACCATCATTATCTTCTGATTTCCACTTTCCAGACAGATCGACAGGAGCTTTTACTTCTTCTTTTGTTTCAGTCTTGGTTTCACTTTCAGAAGTGCTTTCTGCATTGCCTGAATCTCCATTGCCGCAAGCGGTAAAAGACATTGCGATTGTTGCTGCAAGCATGATAGTCAGTAATTTCTTTTTCATAAGTATTTCTCCTTTTTTCAAGAATCTGTTCCATGAGCACACCACATACTCAAAATATATAAACGCCGAAGCGATTATATCAAATAATAATCAAAAGGATTAATCTGTTGTAATAATAAAACTCCTTATCTTAAGTAATACTAACATTGTCCTATCACACAAAAGGAAGGAAAGGCAATGTTAGAAATGAAATTGTGGGAAGTGCGTACCGCCAAAGGTCTGAAGCTGGAAGCTATGGCGATTCTGACGGGTATCAGCAAGTCCACACTGAATAATATTGAAAATGGTAAAACATCACCCACACTGGTCAACCTTGAGAAGATAGCAAAAGGATTGGACTGCAAAATGTGGGATCTCTTTGAATCAGAATATAAATAAGTATATCACAGTAAAAGTTATCCTTATCGTACTATGCCAATATTTCCACGATTCTGGAAATGTTTTTAAGATGCAAGACACATGCATAAAAAAGGAATATAATGGATTTAGTCGCAGAGAAGGGGGCTTGACAATATGAAAGAGAAGCTGCACATACTCATTGACTCAATCCAGGAAGAAAGATTACTGAGAAAAATATACTTTTATATCCTGGGACTGAAGGGGTAGCCTATAAGGCTATCCCTCATTCATTAATGAAATAAATCTTTTTACAGCATCAAACTCATCATCTGATAATTCATTAAGTGCCAGGATTAATTTTTTCATAAGAAGATCTTTCTTACTATTACCAGAAGTAAAACGTTTTATAAGGGCGTTTAGTTCATCATCCACGGATAAAGGATTAAACATATTTCCTTCGCCATATCTAAGCCACTTTTCATTAACATTGAATTTCAAAGTACAAATACTGATAATACGATCAGAAACTTCTTTACGGCCGTTTTCAACATCGGATAAATGACCTTGAGAGATTGAAAGTTCTGAAGCAAAATCACTTTGCTTAAAGGAAAGTGCATGTCGAATATCTTTTAAACGTTCGTTCATGGGATTACCTCACTTATTTAATTTCTGAAACAATTTTCTTCAATACATTCCATTCTTCATCTGATAATTTGCAAAGTGCTTTAATCAGATCTTTTTTAAATTTGTCTTCTTTGTTCTTTTTCTTGGAAATTCGACCAACATATAAATCAAATTCTTCGTCTTCAGATATAGAATTGAACATAGGTTCTTTTCCAGTTCTAAGCCAGTCTTCATTTACATTAAATTCCCTGCAAATAGAAAAAACAATTTGATTAGACGGAGAACGTAAGCCAGTTTCATATTTAGTAATAGTATTTTGTCCTAATCCAATTCTAGCCGCAAAGTCATTTTGCGTCATATTTAAAGTTTTGCGCAGCTCTTTAATGCGAAGGCCAAAAGAAGATTTTTCATTAGTTTCCATGCTATACCTCCTTTCTTTCAAGCTTGCATCTTGAATATACAACAGAAAAACGCCATTGTCAATAAAAAGCGCAAGAAAAGTATTGACAAGAACGCCAAAGGAATATATAATAACGTCATAGTCAATAAAGACTATAAAACTTCATCTTTGGTGAAACGAAGTGTTTAAGTGATGCACTTTGTTGAACAAACCGGGTGTATCGCAAACCCAAAAACAATATACACTCCCCCTTTAAGAATCTAAATTATGCGATACACCCGAAACCAAAGCGAAAGCGTGGGTGTATCGCAAAAAAAGAAAGGCACTGTACGGTCATACAGCACCTTTCTGGTGAACTTCCTTAATGGGGAAGTTCACGGAGCTTACTTGTTCGTAAGACAATGATACAGATCATTGTAAGACTGGCAGAATTTCTGCGCGCACAAAAATTCTTCAGTGTTTTCAGCATAGGTACACCACATTTCACTATATACGAGGTAGCAAAAGCTACAAATTTATATTTTTAGGAATTAGCAGAAACGGCCAGTAATGGCCGTCATGCCGGAGCTAACCGTCCGGCATCTGATGATGGCAGGTTATGAAGGAAGGTGAATAAATGGGAAAATACGGAGACGTTTTTTACTTGTGTGACGGAGAAGTGCCGGAATGCAAAAAGCGTATATGTTTCAAAAACGGTGGCATGTGTAAATGGACAACAGATATTAAACATGCAGTAAATTTTTGGAAACCGAGTGCAAATAGCAAGTATAGAGAAAAAACAGATGTGAAAAGACCGCCTGTACATGATGATACAGACGGCCGATGAAAATTATTTGAGTTGCAACAAAAAAGACACAATGGATTCTAAGTTTTTCTTAAAACGATTTTCCATGCAAATAACGGTTTTATCTGTAAGTTTGATTTCGCTTGCGATATCATCACCACATTCACAGTCAATGTAATCTTTAGAATATAAACTCCAACAAAGATGAGAAGCTTCATCTTCGGATAATTGACCGTCAAAAAATAAATCGTTTATAGAATTTGAATCTTCAAACCTGTTTGCTTCGTAAAAAGAAAGAGCAGGCTGTTTGCTAAGAACTTCTTTATACATGAGTACGAGCAATCTTTTTTGTTCTTGTGTTAAATCTTCCATTATTTTCTCCTTTCTGTGTACTCAGCTCCTGGGAAAAGCCTGTACACAGAGTATAGGAGAGAATGGAAGATAAGACAAGAGAAAACATGGAAATAAGTGCCAGGAATACTGGCATTGCAAAGGAGAAAGGAAAGAGAGGTGGTAGAGGATGGGAAAGATTGATGCAGCACAGCTGGTTAGCTGGTTGGATGAATCGGAAGAAGAAGCAAAAGCAAAGCTGGTGAAAGACCTTAACAGAGATCCATATATAGAAGGAGTGCTTTCAACAGTGAGATTGTTCCGGGAGTATGTAACTAAGATGGAGCAGATCGAAACCGCAGTGGAAGAAGAAGTGAAGAAGGGCGAAGCTCTGAGAGAACTCAAAATGCTTATGAATAGCAACTGGGGAGATAAAGGAGCACCGACCAGGTTTACATACAAGAATCAGCAGAGAGGTTGATAGTACATGAGAGAAAATAACATTAAACCAGCGGAAGCAGCAGAGATCCTGGGCGTGTCAGCGCAGTTTGTCCGGGTGGCCATGCAGATGGAAAAGCTCCCGATCGGGATCGCCATCAAGCTGCCTGGATCGAATGAGTGGACGTATCAGATCAGCGCAAACCTGTTGCAAGAAAGAACCGCAAAGAATGTGCAGGAAGAAATTGAAAGAATAAGAAGTGCATCGAAGTGAATAAGGCTGTGGATATTGTGGAAAAGTCATTGATCGGATGATGCAGAAGGAGAAAAGTAGTGAAAAAATGGGTTGTTGTAGTTGAAAGAGAGAGCGGAAGAGTAGAGACCAGATTAGTCCCGGCAAAAAGCAAATGGGATGCGGAGAAGAACTGCAAGAACACAGGAGATAAGATTGTAATATGTGAGCCGTATAGAGGGCAGGACTTGAGAGTAAGCAGCCAGATTGATGAATCAGAAGTAAGATTCAGATACGGTGGTTACAAATTCGGATACGGATTCGGCTATGAGAATGATAGACGGAGCAAAAGAAGAAAGGGGTAAGAACTATGGCAGCAGCAGTAATGAGTATGGATAAGAGAAAAGCAAGAGCAGACGAAGCATTAGAGCTTACAAATAAGCTTGATATCGTGACACAGAAGGCTCTGTATATTGCTACACAGATGTTTCTTGCATCCAAAGAGACGAGAGAAGTAGAAGAGAAGGGAACAGCGAAGAAATGACAATCAAGAGAGTTGGCGGCTTAAATCAGAATAAAAATAGAAGATGCTTGAAGTGTGGAGCGCAGCTGTTCGGATTGAAAGACAATGTAAAAAATGAGTGCCAGTGTTGCGGACAGAAGCATTTTGTAGACATTTACGGTGACACACTGGTGCTCACGGTAGCAGAACGCCCGGACATCCGAAGACGGAGAAAGAAGAAAAAAGGGAAAAAACAGCCGGATCAGAAGCAGATTGAAGAGTGGCAGCGCAAACTGGCAGTGTTCCGGGCAAAATGTAGTAAGGGAGAACTGTAAAAATGAGTAATCTAATTGTATTGTATGGTAACATGCTGGATTTGCCGAAGCAGGTAAGTGTGGATTCAAAAGGACATGCTTATTATGAATTCCAGTTTGCGGCCACAAGACCGAGCGGAATCAAGGATATAATCCCGGTAATGGTAGAGGAAGGAACACAGGCGTATACAGATCTTGTGGCCATCGACCAGAAAAAGGATCTGTTGACAGAGACATTGATGATCCAGGGAGAAATCCGTACAAGAAACCACAAACGCAAGTATGAAGAACATATGAAGCTGTATGTATCGGTGAAGGCGAAAGAGATCGTAGATGTCGGATCAGTAGATACAGCTGAAATCAAAGGACAGACAAACTCTGTATATATCACAGGATATGTCTGCAAAAACAAAGGTGTCAGAATCACACCGAGAGGAATCAAGATCACGGAGCTGATCGTAGCATGTTGGACGGATGAAACGGGAACAGCAAGCTATTACATCCCAACGATCACATGGAATGGTACAGCTGTACGGGCAGCAGATCGACTTGAACCGGGAACGGAAGTGGAGATCTACGGAAGACTGCAAAGCAGAATGTACATAAAGGTACTAAGCGAAGACCAGGAAGAAGAGAGAATGTGCCTGGAACTGTCAGTCAGTAAATTTGAGATTTTAAAAGAAAAAAGCGAGAGAAGATGATCGCGGACATGTACACAAGAGAAGACCATAAGAGAGATAGAAATGCCGCTAAGTCATTGCGTAATAACTTAGCGGCACTGTTGTACATAGCATACTTAAACCACAAAAATAGTATAGCATGTGCAATGAAAATAAGCAACTGGAAATCCCGTATTTACAAGGAAAAATCCAGTTTTTAAAGCTTGATAAAAGTATTAACTTAAGGGATAAGGGACATGCCATACATAATTGAAGTAGTAGAAGCTGGTAAGACAGTGGAAGTGATGAAGTACTACAGCAGTAGATACGGGAAAAAAGGAATCAAGAGGGGAAAGAGAAAAGCTCTTACGAAAGAAGAACAGAGAAAAGTGAATAAGCGTGCAGCTGAGAAGAAGCTGAGAAGAATCATCAATGAGAACTTCGGGGAAGGAGATACACACCTGGTACTGGACTACAGGAAAGACAGAAAGCCAGACGGGAAGAAGAGGATGAGAGCGGATGCAAATGACTTTCTGAAAGAAATGAGAAAGCTCTATAAGAGAAAGGGAATTCCATTCAAATACATACATGTAATGGAGATCGGGAAGAAGGGCGCACGACATCACCACTTAGTAATCAATACACCAGAAGAGATAAGCCAGAGAGAGATTGTGAGATGTTGGAAGGGAAGAGGAAGGACACACCACAATCCGCTGGATGATTCGGGGCAGTACGCAAAGCTTGCATCCTATCTGATTAAGCAGAGTGATGGAATGCTGGGAGATCCAGAAGCGTTGCAAGGCAAGAGATGGAATGCATCCAGGAATCTGAGAAAGCCGAAGATCTTGAGAAAAGAGCCGATCAAGGATAAGGGATGGTACAACCGTATAGCAAGACTGCCGAAGAAATTGGAGAAATCCTATTACTTGGACGGAGACAGCGTGCATGAAGGCATACATGAGAAGACCGGGTATACATATTTTAGCTACACATTTGTGAAAATCAATCAGACATGGAAGGAGACAGAACTGGAATGGGAAAAAATTTAGGCATTGACAGGGATTTAGCGAGAACGATCAAGAGAATGAACAGGAAAGAGCTTGATGGTTATCTGACCAGGGTAACAGATCGGAGCTATAACAATGGCTATGAGGAAGGTCTGAAAAACGGAATTGCACTTACAGGGCAGTCAATGAATGAAATTCTTGCAAGACAGGTAGACAAAGGATGTATGACAGAGGAGAAAATGAAAGAGATTAAGGAAGCAGTGGGAATACACATTGCAGAGACACCTAAAAGGGCAAGAGAGGAACTGAAAGAGTCAGATCAGCCGGAATCCACAGGAGAAAAAGCGGATGATTAAAGCAATCTATATTACTGGATTTATCGTGTGCTTTGCGCTGATTCTGCTGTTTATCGAGATCGAAATGGAAATCAAGCCGAATGGATGGGACAGACCGAAGGGCAAGGACAAGGCGGTGCAGATCTTGTCAGAAGTTGGTATGGCGGTGGCACTATCAAGCGTATGGCTGCTTGTGGTAGCCGGTAGCCTGGGTGCAATTATTATCAGTATGATGGGAGAAGAATAACATGAGAGAATCAGAAGACCAGGCACAGCGGAGCGTGTTTGAGTGGGCGAGCTGGCAGCAGAACCGATACCCTCAACTCAAAGCTATGTATCATGCAGCGAATGAGGGCAAGAGAAGCAGCAGGACAGGGGCAGAACTGAAACGCCAGGGAATGAAACCGGGAGTAAGCGATATATGCTTACCGTATGCATCCGGGGGATACAACAACCTATACGTGGAGCTGAAAGTGGGAAATAACAAGGCTTCGGACAAACAGATGCAGTTCATCGATTCCATCAATGAGATTGGCGGCAGAGCTGTAGTAGTATATGGCAGCGAAGCGGCGATTGAGGTAATCACTGCATACCTGGACGGCACAATAGATCAGCTGGATATTGTGAGCGATACATATCCGGCAGAGAAAGCAAAAATCACCGATCGGGTGAACAAAAAGCGGTTTATTGGATTTTGCAGACGGGATTGCAGAGAATGTGCTGATACGGGATGTTTAGGCAGAACCGTGAAGTAATACAAAAGATAAGATGCTTACTTATGGTAAGGCACACAAGGAAAATGTCACATGTAACCAGGAAACAGGGAGCAGGCGGCAGAACGGGAATGTTGCTGCCGCAGAAAGGAACACAGAGGAATGAAAGTACTTGACTGGATGAGAAAGACATTGAAAGCGGAATTCTGCTTACAGGAAGTCAAGCTGGGGAAAATGCATTTAGCATGCTGCAACAAAGCACTGTGCAAAGAGTTGGAGAACAATGAACAAGCCTTATTTGTAGCAATCGACAAGGGATACAGAGAGAATGATCTGCTGAGATTGAAGGAGTGGGAAGTCCAGGAAGGATTTACGGGAAAGGAAATTATAGGGAGAATCCGAAAGATTGAAAGCGAACAGAATGGAATCCGTCCAGGATATTGCGCGATGATACTTGAGAATACAAATACATTCAGATAAAAGAAAGTGAGGAAATACAAATGAAAACAGCAGTAGTGGTAAATCTGAAAGGCGGCGTAGGAAAGAGTACAACAGCCATCAATATGGCATTGATTCTGAGCCAGGAACATGGAAAGAAGGTGCTCCTGGTAGATAATGACTTCCAGGCAGCAGTTACGAAGTTTTTCGGAAAGCACAGCTATGACAAGCCGAGTATGGAAGATGTGCTCAGAGGTGAGGTGGAATTTGCATATGACGTAATTGTACCGAGCGGACGAGAGGGGCTGGATATCATCCCGGCAAACATGAATCTTGTGGCTGCGGCAGATGATCTGATGATGAACGGGGATGCACAGCAATTGGAACAGATCGGCAAGGTACTGGAAAAGGTAGAAGACAAGTATGATTACTGTATCATTGATTGTCACCCTGGAATTGGAATTGAAGTGCTGAATGCATTAGCTGTGGCAGATGATATCATCATACCGATCAAGGCAGATAAGAACGCCCTGGATGGTATGGAAGAATTGGATGATATGATCCAGGAGATTAAGGCCTATAATGCACGTCTTAAGACTGTACGCTGTCTGGTTACGATGTACACAAGAGATCTTGATGTAATCAAGGGCGAGAAAGCACTGAGGAACAGCAAATATGATGTGTTTGAGACTCATATCCGATATAGCCGGAAAGTAACAGCCTGGACGTATGAAAACGGACAGAGCTTGTCAGAAACTACACCAAGAAGCGGAGCCACGAAGGACTATAAGAGCCTGGTCATGGAGTATATCGGAAAGTAGGTGTAAGGAATGGGAGTCTATAGAGAAGTAAATACAGTGGTAACATGTGATAGCTGCGGCGATGAGTTCTTGAGTTGGAGCAGTGAGGAGCAAGGAGTAAGCAAGGAATGGGCGGCACGCTTTGCGCGAAGAGAAGGAGCAACAGTTGGGAAGAAAGGCGTAATATGCAAAGAGTGCCGCATAAAGGAACGTCAAAAGAAGTGTGCCGTGATTAAAACAGTGGGACATCCGGGAAGAGATTCGGAAGACAAATGCCTGGGATTTGATATTATGGCAGATTGTAAGAAATGTATAGCTTATACAGGTTATGACTGGGAGAAGGTGAAAAGAAAATGGGACGAATAGGCATAGGGGACAGACTGAATCAGAACAGTAAGAAGAATATCATCTTCGAGAAAGAGTACAGGAAAGTCAGATTAGATCCACGGACATTGATCCCTTCGGAACATAACAAGTATAGCCAGGAGAAAATAGAAGAACTCGCTGACAATATGATCCTGGTGGGACAGCTGCAAGAGATCATTGTGGGACGTGTGAACGGACAGGATAGAATCATAGTAGGTCACAGACGTACAGCGGCAGCAGTGCTCAATATCGAGCGCGGACACGATGAATTCAAGCTTGTGGACTGCAAGATCAGAGAGATGAGCGAAAGCTTGTTCATGCTGACTCTTCACAGTGCGAATATCTTCAACCGACAGTTGAGTGACTGGGAATTGACCAATGGAGTGGCAGAGTTCACCCAGTATCTGATACAGGCAAGAGACTCCGGGGAATTGACCATAGAGGGAAAAATGAGGGACTACATAGCCAATATAACCGGGAAGTCAACAGGCAAGATCAATCAGATCAACAGCATCAATAATAATCTGTGCGAAGAGGGCAAGGAAGCGTTCAAGGATGGAAAAATGAATTTCAGCACTGCATACGAGACTTCCAGATTGCCGGAAGAGAAGCAGAAAGAAGTACTTGAGAACGGCGAGCTGTTAAGTACAGATGTCCGGGAGATGGTCAAGGAAGAAAAGAAGAAAAAGGAAGCTGAGAAGCGACCGGGAGACGATTACGAGCCAGCACACCCAGAAAGTATCACGAGCCTGTGCTATTCTTGCCTGTACTACTCAGAATGCAATGTCAAGACAGGTACATGCCAGAAATGCGATCAGTATCGGAATAAGGCAGAAGCGGAGAAGACAGAAGAACAGCGATACGAGGAAGAACAGGATGCTATAGACCGGGAAACAAGGGCAAAGCTCCGGCAGCAGGAAGATGAAAAGAAAATGGAGAAGCTGCCGAGTGAAGCTGTGGCAGCAGAACCGAAGACACACGTAATCAGACTTGCAACCATGTACTATGATGATGTGGCCAGCGGAAAGAAAAGCTTTGAGCTACGGAAGAATGACCGTGATTATAAGGTGGGCGATATCTTAGATCTCATGGAATTTGCAGAGGGCAGATGCACCGGGAGAACAGTCAAAGCAGATATTGTATATGTGTTGGAAAACTATAGCGGATTGCAGGAAGGTTATTGCATATTAGGAATCAAGATCGTAGGAGATAATGAATAATGAATTTGAAAAGCTGTCCGTTTTGCGGTGGAAAAGCAGAAATAAAAGTAAATGAACAAACATTGAATGCAAAGGCGTATTGTGACCGTTGCGAGGTTACTATGAAAAGAAATTTTAAGGGATCAAAGCGGATTCGTGAGTTGTTAGAGGAACTAATGGCGGAAGAATGGAATAATAGAAAGGGGGTGCAGATGTCAGATTCTGACACCGATAATGAGCGGATATATTTTTCGTCAGATGTATCTGACTACTAATTGTGGGAAAAGGTAGTACAAACATGAATCTAGAGAATTATGAATGTGATGGACAAATGAGCTTAATGGATATGATTGAACCAGAAAAGAAAGAACCGAAATTGCAACCAGGGCAGACCGTCTATAAGGTGTTAAAAGGCGATATAGAGGAATGCACAGTACAGCGGAGCTGGTGGACTACAGATCATGAAGGGATTGGAAAGTGGTCTTATCAACTAAGCAAAAAAGATGGATTTTATGATGATACAAGCGATCGCATGATCGGAATAAATACGTTTCTGAATTATAACGAAGCCGTGCGGATTGCAGAGGACTATCTGGGAACCCATGACGTGATAAGAGCTGAGGAAATGAAGATAGTTAAGACAGTAGCATATCAGTATACGTCAAAGCATACAGACAATAGAATGACAGCGTTTTATTGCGAACTGGATAATGGGATGGTGTATATAAAAGGATTCCATATGTTTGCACACTTGGCGTTACCGAAAAACAAAACGAAAGAACTGCAAGAATTCCGGGAGCAACAGGAATTCAGATATGCTAATACGCCCGGATGGGGATGCAGTCCGAAGAAGGTTGAATACGAACCAGTACTGAAGAACATGTATAAGATCAGACAAGAATATAATTGGGATTATGCAGAAGCAAGTCATAGCTATGCAATCGGATAGGAGAAGACAATGACCAGAAAGACGTTAGAGGAAAACTTAGGCAGGAAGATGAACATTAGACTGTACGATGGAGCAGAGTATACAGGAATCTTGCACAAGACAGGTGAAGAGAAGTACAAGAATAATCCGAATGTATATTATCCGAAAAACTATTATTTCATAGAGGATGAAGATACAGGGGAATATTCTTGTATCTTCCGAGTATCACATGTTCAGAACTACAAAACACTGAGGTAATGGAAATGATTAGAAAAGGGACAAAAGTAAGAGTCATATGCAGCGAAGAGAGATTGAAGGAAGTCGGAATACTTCAGAAGCATATTAAGCATATCCTGGGAAAATGGGGAACGGTAAAGGAAGTCAAGGTAATGCCGGAATCAGATGATGTATATCTGTATTTCGTATCATTCCGCTACGTGAAGCTGAAGCCAGCACCAGGGAACAGGACACCATATTATGTATTTATCGAAGACATGATTGAACCTTTAGAAGTCAAGATGAAGGGAGCGGCAGAATTTGCAGATCAGCCATGTATGGAGTATGGAGCGTAAGGAAATGGAGCAATTAAGGACTGAAAAATGGCAAGAGCTAGTCAGTAAATTGGATGAGCTGAAAAAGGCAGCAGGGCATTTTGTGACGGCTTTGAGCGATACGGTCGGAACGGTAGCGGAGTGGATTTTAGCGGATTGGAGACGAGCCTATAGATTTACAGGTCTGAAAAGCAGATGGACTGAGAAGCAGATAAAACAGGAATCTATAAGAGACAGAAAGAAGCAGCTACAGAGAAGCTGTAGACGGCAGAAGCTGCTACAGGACTACCAGGACGAAAGCAACAACTGGAAGAGGATGCACGGATTACATTCCAGGCGTAGCAGAACATTAAGAAGGGTGAAATGAAAATGGAGAGAAAGATGAATAAGCAACTGGAAAAAGTTATGAAATTTATGAAGTTGACCAAAACACTGGCGAAGAAAAGAGCCAGGGGAGCAGACACAGAGAAAGTACAGAAACAATGGAACAAGAAATGTAAGGCTGCGACTCGTGCAATGAATCAGATCACAAAATCACTCAGAGAGAAAAAAGTAAGAGATAGAGACGAGTGGATGGAAAGAAGTCGCAGCAGGCAGCAGTTGTCACAGAAGTATTGCGATAAGAGTAATAACTGGAAGAAACTGCATGGATTGCAGACAAAAAGAAAATATTAAAAACATTCTTGACTTTTTGTGCCACAGAATATATTATTTAATTGTGGCACAAAAAAGAAAGGGGTGAAAATAGTGAGTCCACAAATGGGAAGACCGAAAGTAGATAAACCTAAGACAATAGAAGTTAAGGCCAGAATTGATGAAGAAACGAATGATAGATTAGTTAAGTATTGTGAAAAGCATAATGTGAGCCGTACAGAAGTTGTTAGAGAGGGAATCGAAAAGGTTATAGGAAATGAAAAAGAAAATGGGAAGACCAACTGATAATCCCAAAACAGAGCAGATAAAGGTTAGAGCAACAAAGGAAGAAGTGAACATGTTGAAAGAATGCTGTGAAAGTTTGGGAAAGACACAAAGAGAAATAGTTATGAAGGGAATTGAGTTGGTGCATGAGACGATTAAAAAAGAGTCTTGACATATGGGCGTACAAAACGTACAATATATGTACGCCCATAAATGAAAGGAGTGAGAAAAGAAAGGGTGAACGATAAAAAGGGAAGACCGCCGAAGCAAGGAGTTTCAAGAACAAAAAAGATGAATATGAGATTAACTGAGCAAGAACTAGAAGACATTGAGAAATGTGCAGAAACTCTGGGGATTTCAAGGACAGATACAGTTATGAGTGGAATTGAATTGCTAAAGGCAGAGATAGAAAAAAGAAAATAGAGTATCGCCAAAGCCTGGAAAGCAACGATACTCTATCATTCACACCAATCCGCAAGGGAAAGGATAAATATAATAATATCATTCTCTTGCGGAAATATCAAGAAAAAGAGGTTTGATATATGAATACTACTAAAGATAAGAATGTAACAATAAGTACAGAAGAAGAGAGAAGAACAGTGCAGTGTCTGGTAAGCGAACTGAGCTATGAAGAATTGCATCATGTTAGATTTTATATCTATGGAATAACTAATAAAACTATGGGATATACACGCAGAAAAACAATTGAAACTCTGTAAACTGTATGGTAAACTAAAGGTACAGACAGAAGAAGAATTAGGTAAAAGGGATAGAACCCTTTGCCTGGTTCTTTTTTTTTATTGTCTGATGAACCTCCGTGTGAGTGCTGCATGAAACCCAGGGCAGCACTCAGAAAGAAGAAAGAGATGCTTAAGAAACTATGTAGTTATCCAGGATGCCATAAGGTAGTAAATGACGGTGTTAAGTATTGTGAGAAACACCAGGCAAAAGATAAAGAGAGAAGAAGAGAACAGAACCGGGAGTACAAGAGGAACAGGATGCAGGATGCAGACGAAGCGAGACGGCAAAGGCTGTATACTTCAGAAGCATGGAGAAGATTCAGAATCGCCCAGAGATCAAAACAATTCGGTATAGATGTATATGAGTATTACACAACAGGAAGAATCATAAACGCGGAAGAGTATCATCATATCCAGGATGTGAAAGAAGCATGGACGAAGAGGTTTGACAGTGAGAATGTGATAGGACTGAGCAGAGAGAACCATGAGCTGATACATACAGAGTATGCGAAAGGCTACGTTGAGAAGAAAAGGATGCAGAGAATCCTTAGAGAGATGCTGCTGAGGTTTGAAAGAGAGTTCGGATAAGCCGGGGGGTGGAAAGAAATTTTTTTATTTCTCCCAGTCCTCGACTTGTAAGCTTCCGTGAAAAAAAATCCCGATTTTTTGCATAGGGGGGGTGTCTGAGAGGGTGGCGGCATGTCAAATGATGAAAAAAAGGACAAGAAAAACAAGCCGAAACCATGTCCGAAGTGGTTAAGTAAAGAAGCAAAAACGGAATGGCGGCGCATTGCTAAGATCTTCGCAGAGGAAGAAAAGGAATTCACGGACAAGGATTTGAAAGCAATGGAAGCATACTGTACCAATTACGCGAAGTGGAAGAAATGCGAACAGATACTTGATGAAAAAGGGTACAGCATGGAAGTAGGCGATAATGGCTATGAGCAGCAAAGACCAGAGGTGAGCATAGCGAATAAAGCTCAGACGGAAATGAGAGCCTGGGCGAAAGAATTAGGATTAACACCAGCAGCAAGAAAAAGGATGATGAAGTCGGATTCAGATCAGCAGATGGATGGCATGATAGATGCGGAACTTGATGGATTAATCGCGCATGATTAAAGAAGAATTGATATTAGCTGCCTGGTTGGATAAATTACAAAAGAAATGGGATACGGAAGAATACTATTACGATGTGGAAGAAGCAAAGAGAGTATTCAAATTCGTGTCGAAGCTGACAAATGATAGGGGACAAAGCCGTAAATTTGATCTGTTAGAATTCCAGTTTGAAATTGTGACGGAGATTTTGTGCGTAAGACGTAGATCAGACGGCAAGAGAAAGCACAGAGAAGCACATATCAACATACCGCGAAAGAATGGTAAGTCATTCCTGGCGGCAATTATTGTAGTGTATCTCTTTTTCTGTCAGCGGCATATCTTCGGCGCACTGTTTATTTTGACAGCGAATACCACGAAGCAGGCAGGGGAGCTATATGGTACGATAGAGCATTTTATTATGTCGAATCGCACACTGAAAAGATACTGTAAAATCACAAGCAGTACAAAAACCATTAAAAGAAAAGATAATCAGAATAAACTGATCGTGCTTTCATCTGATGCAGATAATGCAGATTCATTTAATGATTATGTGGCCGTCCTGGATGAGATCCACCAGGCGAAAAATGATGAAATGTACGGAAAGCTGAGAACCGGGCAAGGCACATGGGATGAACCGTTGATGATTACAATCACCACGGCATCCAGTGGAGAAGATCCGAAAAACTTGGAGATGCAGCTTTACACAATGGCGAAGAAGATAGAAGCAGGAGAACAGAATGATCCTAGCTTTTACTACAAGATATATGAAGCGGATAAGGATTGTGATGTTGAAGATGAAAAGCAATGGTACAAGTCTAATCCGGCGTTAGGAGTCTTCCGAAAACTGGAAGATTTGAAGAATTTTGCAGAGCGAATCAAGCTCATGCCGATGCAGGAGAATATGTTCCGGCGAATGTTTTTGAATCAGCACGTAGCATTAGACCATGAACAGGGTGCTATCAACATGGAATTATGGGATGCTTGCACGAAAAAGGTTGATGTGAAAGAGTTGGAAGACTGGAAGTGCTGGAATGGTCTGGATTTGTCGAGCATACACGATATTACAGGATTTGTACAAGTATTCTATGAAGAGACCAGCGACCGTTTTATCGCTGTTCCGCACCTGTTTACACCGAAAGACACATTAGAGTATAGACAGCAAAAGGATAATAACCCTTATGACTACTGGGTAAAAAAAGGTGATCTGATTGCACTGCCAGGAAAACATATAAATTTTGAGGGAATATTGGATTACATGATGGATCTTGATGCTAAGTACAGGATTGAACAGATTGGATTTGACCGCTGGGGAAGTGCAACAATCCTAAACAGGTTAGAGGACAGATGGGATATCATCCCGATCGGACAGGGAACAAAGAGCATGACACAGGTTATTGCGGATTTTGAGTGCCTTCTGGTGGATGGAAGACTGGTTATAGCAGAAAATGAATGTTTGCGTTTCATGGCGAAAAACTGCATTGCTGTATATGACGAAATGATGGGAGTTAAATATAGCAAAAAGAAGAGTCGTTTTAAGATTGACGGAGTAGTGGCCTTGTTGATGGGACTGCTGTTGTGCATCGAGGAAAATGGAATGGAACATTACAATCCGATAGATTTTTTGGACGATTTAGAGGAAATGTAGAGGAAAGACATGTTTAAAAGATTAAAAAAGGTACTATCAAAGAAAAGTGTGATTACAGATGCACTGATTCTGGCAGCTATGGGGTTGTCATTTGCGACAAGCTATGACATTGATCCGCATTTTGGAACGTATCTGTTATCTGTAGAGCTGGCAGCAGTGGCAATTATGATGGCAAGGAGCGGAGAAGACTGATGCTGTTGAGATTTTTGGAGAAAAGAAGCGAAGAAAAAATACAGATTACGGATGAAGAAAAGCTGTTTCTCAAGGTCTTCGGGATTGATTCCGATCAGCCAGCGGCGGCCATGAAGGAAGCAACCTATTTCACATGCATTAAAAAGCTGTCGGAAGCGGTGGCAAAGACTCCGCTGTATATTGTCCAGGACACGGAAGAGGGAGAAAAACGGGCGAAAACACATGAATTGTACAGCCTGTTGAGCTTGAGACCGAACAGATACATGACAGCGGTAGATTTTTGGAAAGCGGTTGAAGCTACACGGCAGCATGAGGGCATTGCAGGAGCAGTCAAAGTGTACAAAAGAGGAAAAATCACAGAATTGTATCCTTGCACGATCGAAGGGATCACAATTGACGATAAAGGTCTTGTGGAATCATCGAAGTGGCACAAAGTCTTGGTAGATTACAAAGTAACCGGGACAGGAATAAGCGAAAGTGCATTTTACGAAGATTTGCTGATCTTTAAGGGATTTACAATGGACGGAATCAACACACAGGCAATTCGGCATGTAGTAAAAAGCACGATTGACACACAGATCAAGGCTCAGAACTATCTTAATTCGCTGTTTGATAATGGGTTAACTAATAAAATGGTTGTGCAGTTGACCAGTGATATCAAGGATGAGAGGGAATTACGAAAGGTACAGGAGAAATTCGGCAGGCTCTACAGCCGGGGAAAGCGTATTTTTACGGTTCCGGCCGGATTTAATGTGCAGCCAATCAATTTATCCCTGGCAGATGCTCAATATGAGCAGATCAGAAGAATGTCAATTAGTCAGATTGCATCATTGTTTGGAATCAAGATGTATCAGCTCAATGATCTGAAAGATACCAATAACAACTCAATGGAGCAACAGGAGTTAAGTTTTATGATTGACACGCTCTTGATCCTGTATGAATCCATTGAGCAAGAGGTTACATGGAGTGCTTTGAGTGCAGCAGAACGGGAGAAAGGTTATAAGGCAAAATTTAACACGAACGTTATTTTGCGTAGCTCCCCGGAAACTCAGCAGAAGATCCTATGTGGTTATGTCGCTGGGGGAATCATAGCACCAAACGAAGCAAGGCTTGAGCTTGGTCGCGTAAAAATGCAGGATGGTGATGACTTGATCGTAAATGCCGGAGTACTGAAGCTGAAAGATTTAGGGAAAGACACAAATACGAAAGGAAGCAGTGGAGATGGCAGAGAAGGGAACTAATCATACAGAAGATACAGCGGAAAGCCTGGAACGAAGAAACTATGTAGCCACCCAGGGAGTCAACCTGGAAGTAAGGGCAGCAGGAGAAGGGGAAGAGAGCCGGACAATCGGCGGTTATGCTGTCAGATATAACACTCCTGTTGTGATTACAAATAGATGGGGCGATCAGTGGCTTGAGGAAATTGCTACAGGATGCTTTGACGAAAGCCTGGAAAGATGCAAAGAACAGGGGCAGGAAATCAAGGCATTGTGGAACCATGATACAAGCAGACCGCTTGGATCAACAAAGACGGATACTCTCAGATTCAATTCAAACGACACGGAAGGCTTAAGCTATGACATTGATCTGCCGAATAATACCTGGGGGAATGATGTCAGAGAGAGCGTGCAGCGTGGAGATGTAGACGGCAGCAGCTTTGGCTTTGTGTGTACAGAGGACAGATGGAGCAGAGTGCAGTACGAAGGAAAAGAAATGGATAAAAGAAGTATAGTGAAGGCTACACTGTACGAAGTGAGTCCGTGTACTTTCCCAGCTTATGACAGTTCGGAGATCAGTTGCAGAAGCTATGAGGAAATGAAAAAAGATACAAAAGATGAGCAGCGGTTAGAAGAGCTGAGAAAAGAAGCGAGACTGTTAGAGATCGCAGAGGAAAATAAGAAGGAGTAAGGAACATGACAGTACAGGAACTCAGAGAAGAAATCGGAAAGAAAACAGAGGAAATCAACGGATATCTGGAAAGCCGTGATGCGGATAAGGCAGAGGAAGCACTGGCAGAGAAAAGAAAATTACAGAAATTGCTTGCCGTAAGAGAAGCAGAAGACGGGGAAGAGAGAGAAGATCTTGAGAGACAGAAAGGCAACAGAGAGACAAGAACAGCTGTAAACACAAATGAACTGAGAGCGGCTGTAAAATACGCTCTGAAGGGAAAAGGTGCTCTGACAGATGAAGAGAGAGCAGCTGTGAACATTGATGGAAATGCAGCCATTCTGCCAGAAGGGTTCGTCAATGATATCCAGGTACTTAGAGCTGGATTTCCGAGCTTAAAGGAACACTGTCAGATTATTAAAGCAACATCCCATGATGGAAAAATGCCGTTCGCAAAAATTGGTGGTAAAAAGCTTACAAAATATAAATCTGGAACAAAGCTGACAGGAGAAGCAGCAAACACAGAACATATTAAGTATAACATTGAGAATTATGGTGCACTTGTTCCGATTGCAAATGATCTGACAGAAGATGAAGCGGTAAATATTGTGCAGGAAGTTGTTAAACCAGATTTTGCGGAAGCATCTGTCAACACAGAAAATGACGAGATTATGACAATTGTAAAAGCAGCGGCTGTGGATAAGTCAACAGGAGCGAAAGACTGGCGAGCAATTAAGAGTGTGATTGATGGAGTACTGCCAACACTGAGAGGAAGAGTGATTGTAATCACAAACCTTGCAGGAAGTGTATATCTGAAATCACAGGAAGATAAGAACGGCAGAAACTTAGACCTGGTAAAAGAAGTCAATGGAAAAGAGTATTTTGAAGGTAAACAGCTTGTGACACTCAGCGATGAAGATCTTCCGGCAAGCGATACATCCAGCATGTTATTCTACGTTGTAAATCTGTATGCACTGGTTAAATTCTTTGAGAGAAAGGGATACACAGTATCTACAGATAAGTCTGTATTTTTTGAATCAGACGAAACAGCACTGAAAGTGCAGGAAAGATTTGACTGTGAGAAACTGGATACTCGTGCAGCATTTAAGCTTGAGTTCGCAGTGGCATAAGGTGTAGCATATGGCACTTGCATTATACGAAGCGAAAAAGCATTTAAGAGTTGATTATAATGACGATGATGATTACATTGTTGGTCTGATCGACATTGCAGAAGCCTATATTGATGGATGCGCCGGAACAGGGTACAAAGACAGAGAGAATTATGACGGTGATGAGGAATATCAGAGAGGGTGCAGGCTTGCCACCCTCTTGCAGAAGAAAATTATCTATGACATGTACGAAGTCCGGGGTACTACAGTGCCGAACAGTACGAAGCAGGATCAGATCACAAAGACGATTCTTGAAAAGCTGGCGAATGTGGGGGATGAAGAGTGTATCTGATGATCCAGAAGCGCACGAAAACAGTAGAAAAAGGTCGTGCAGTAGAGAAATGGGATGATTATTTCCGATGCTGGTGTGAAGTAAAGAGCCTGTATGGAAAAGAATTGTACACTGCCCTGGAAGCGAAGCTTGAGAATGTGATGAACTTTGAGACACGCTATTGCAAGGCTCTGGAAGCCTTAAACACGAAAGATTATAGAATCATGTGGGGAAAGCGTGTGTTTAAGCTGATCGCCACGGATTATGGCAAATATGACAGGCGAAAAGTTGTATTGAAGGGGCAAGAGGTAGTATGAGTTTCATAGTGATGAAATTTGACGGCCTGGAAGAGACATACAAAGAGATCCAGAAGTTAAGCTCAGAGTCAGAGCTTAAGGAACTGAACAAGAAAATTGTAAAAAGAGCCGGAAACATGGCAAAAGAACAAGCAACGGGGAATATACGAAAGAAGGCGTACAGCAAGAATCCGATGAAATCCGGGCGGCGTGGCAGCAGGACAGGACAGCACGCGGCAGACAATGTGCCGCAGAAGGGAACTACGCAGACCGGGAACTATGCACAGGTGATAGGCTGGGACAAAGCGGATACTTCCCCGTTTTTTTACATGAAATTCCAGGAATGGGGAACGTCTACAGCACCGATCCAGACCGCGAAGGAATTTATGCTTGAGACAGCGCACCAGGTATATCCACAGTTTAAAAATATCGCAGAAGAGGAATATGAAAAGGTCTTGAAAGAGAAGTTAGGGGGATAACATGGCATTATTGAAAGAATATGAAATAAAACAGCTTGCACAGGTCATGGAAGAGTTCCCGAACAATGAGGAACTGGATTTGACTGCCTTTATTGCCGCTGTAATTGGTATTACAGGGGTACACGTAGAAGAAGGTTGGTATAACCAGGATATCAATGATACACATATTACATTCTGTTATATGTCGGATACAGATGTGAATCACAGTGATGATACCAATGAGGGAGAAGAGTACTATATCCAGGTTGATATATGGAGCAGAGAAGACTGCTTTATGCTGAAGAGAAGAGTGAAAAAGTTACTAAAGAAAGCTGGCTTTACATACTTTGCTGGGAATGACGATTATGAGCAGGACACAAAGATATATCATAAGGCAGCACGTTTTTATTTTTGCATAAATGATGAATGTGAGGATTAGGCAATGGCAAAGATCCAGGAAAACAAAAAAACAGTAACGAGAAGCCGTATTGTAGGACTGAAAGACGTGTGTGTGGCAGATGTTACTACAAATGACACAGATACATATGAAGCAGGCACACCTACAAGACTTGCAAGAGGAATTACGGCAACGATTAAGGAGACTTTTGAGGTAGAGTATCTCTACAGTGACGATGAGGTAGAGGATACTGTAGAAAGCTTCACAAAAGCGGAGATTGAGCTGGAAGTGAACAGACTGACACCGGGAGATTATGCGATGCTGTTCGACTCCCTGTATGAGAATGGATACCTTGTAAAAACAGCGGAAGACACAGCGAAAGAGGTAGCTCTGGGATTCCGGGCAAGACAGAACAATGGAAAATATGAGTTCGTGTGGTACTACTGCGGTAAGGCAGAGCATCCAGAAGAATCTTATGAGAGCATTAAGGATAAAAAGACGGCTCAGACACAGAAGATCACATTTACGTTCTATAAACGTAAGAAAGAAGAAGAGATCAACGGAAAGAAAAGATGTGCTTATGCAATTAAGGTGGATGAGTCATAGCTGGCAGAGAATCATACAGAAGCGAAAGCAGCCATTGAGAGCTGGTTCTCTGAGGTGCAGGAAAGAAAAGCAGCAGCAGCGTAAACAGGTCAGTGGTGTGGTGTCAGAATATGACACCACAAAGAAAGGGAAAACATGAAAATTCTGATTAAGGGAAAAGAGTACGAAAGCGGCAAGATCACAAGAGAAAAATATGGAGAGTTCCGTGATGTGTATAAGGAATTTCTGAAAAAAGAAGCGTACGACATGACGTTTACGGACGATGATCTGGACGGAATGCTACGGGCAATCGTGGCGATTTACGGAAATCAGTTTACGTTTGAGGATGCGGATGAATCATTAGAAGAAATCCCGGATATTCTCAATAATTTTTCATTAATTAACCAGGAAATTAAAAATAAAAGTGATCTGTTGGCTGAGAAAGCAAGAGACGAGAAAAAAATTAATTCCATTGTACTCGCAGGAAAAGAGTATGAATGCGGAAAGATGGGAAGAAAGAAGTATAGAACATACAGAGAAGCATATGGAAGACTGGTAAGACCAGATAAAATGACCTATTCGGATGCGGAACTGGATGAGATGATCCGTGTACTTGTGGAAATGTATGATAATCAGTTTACTTTTGAGGAAGCAGATGCAGCATTAGAAGATATTGCTGAGATTGTGTTTAATTTTGGTTTGATTAATGCGAATATCCTTAACAGGACACAGGAAGAAGCCAAAAACGCAAAAAAAAATTTAAGCTCACAGGTATAGTCAGCCTAAGATTGGAGCTTGATACCGGGGTAATACGGTGCAATAAGATTACCACCTATGCTTATAGGCAGATCGTAAAGGTTATGGAGCAGATAAGCGGTACAGAAGATGAGGATGACTTGTTGGAAATGTATGCAGCAGTGATACAGAGTGTATTTGATGGCCGTATACAGGATGAAGACATAGACCAGTTGGACGTGGCTGACATTACGGATACTTTTGGTGTGATTGTGGAGCTGTTGGATATGGCAGTGAATGAGAAGATCAGACAGATCAGCACCATGCTTGGCGGTGCGCCAGTAGAAAACCAGGGAAGTATTTTTGACGAATATGACCGGGAAAACGGATATGAGGAAGAAGTCACGCAAGCGGATGTATGGCGGTCATACGGGGATAACCTGGATGCAATCCTACAGATCTGTATTAAGAGTATGCGGAACAGCTATAAGGAATGCTTAGAATCGGATGTGAGCGATCTTCTGGACTATGTTATGTATCAAGTCGAGTACGATAAGGAGAAATAGCATAGGAGTGCAGTAAATGGCTGGTGCAAGTCTCAGAGTAGGGGCAAATACGAGCGAGTTTACCAGTCAGATGCGATCAATGCTTCAGCAAATGAAGCTTGTTACCAGTGAGTATAAGGTAGAAGCGGCACAGGCTAAAGCATTAGGAAGTCAGACAGATCTCCTTAAGGCGAAGAAAACAGAGCTTACCAATAAGATCAAGCTACAGACACAGGCAATCAAGCTGCAAGAGAGTAATCTGACATCTCAGAAGCAGAAGTTGCAGGATCTTGTCACGAAAGAGGAACAGGCGAAAGCTAAAGTTGAAGATCTTACGAAAGCCCATGAAGAAAGCGTTAAGGCTACTGGTAAAGACTCAGAAGAATCTAAGAAATTAAGTACACAGCTAGAAGAAGCAAAAGAAGCACACGCGAAAGCGACAAACGCCGTAAAGAAGCAAGAAGATGCCATCACGAAGAATACAGCTACGCTGAATAATTCAAAGGCGGCACTGATTGACCAGGAAGCGGCGTTAAAAAATACAGAAAAAGAGTTAGAGAGTTCGGGCAAGAAGTGGACGATTTTCGGCCAGGAAGTAGAAGCGGCCGGGAGCAACATGGAGTCAGCCGAAGGGCGAGCGTTAAGCCTGGGCGATGTAATCAAAGCCAATCTGATATCCTCAGCGATTATCAACGGGGTAAAAGCTCTTGCAAGCGGAATCAAACAGCTGGCAGCAGGAGCAATCAGTGTAGGCTCAGACTTTGAAAGCGGTATGAGCCTTGTAGCATCCACAATGGGGATGACTACAGAAGAGATAGCGAACGGAAGCGAAGAGTTCACAAAGCTGGAAAATGCGGCAAAGGATGCCGGAAACTCTACGCAGTTCTCAGCAACGCAGGCGGCAGAAGCACTCAACTATATGGCTCTCGCTGGCTACGATGCTGACAAGGCGGTGGAAACGCTGCCAACCGTTTTGAACCTGGCAGCGGCCGGGGGCATGGATCTTGCGACAGCATCCGACATGGTAACGGATAGCATGAGCGCATTAGGGGACAAAGCCGGAACCACGGAAAGTTTCGTGGATAAAATGGCGAAGACCTCACAGAAAAGTAATACCAGCGTGCAGCAGTTGGGCGAAGCCTTACTTACTGTAGGTGGTACAGCGAAGAGTCTTGCTGGTGGAGTCACAGAAGCAAATACCGTATTAGGAATTTTTGCGGACAGTGGAACGAAGGGAGCAGAAGGCGGTACAGCACTGCGAAATGTGATCCTAAGTTTAACAGCTCCGACCGATAAGGCGAAAGGCAAGATCCAGGAGTTAGGACTGGAAGTATTTGATGCGGACGGCAACATGCGACCGCTGAATGAAACTTTCAAAGATCTGAACTCTATCCTGGGCGATATGAACGCCGGGGAGCAGACGGAAGTATTAAATACCATCTTCAACAAGGTGGATTTGAAAAGTGTCAACGCACTGCTTGCGAACAGTGGGGAAAGATTTGATGAACTGAGCGGATACATTGAGGATTCTGCCGGAGCAGCAGAGAATATGGCCGCTACAATGAACGATAATCTGAAAGGTAAGATCACAATCTTACAGAGCGGATTAGAGGGACTTGGTATAGCTGCTTATGAGAAATTCCAGGAACCACTGAAGAATGCAGTGACCAATGTGACGAACGTGATCGGAGATCTTCAGACAGACCTCACAAGTGGAAATCTGAGTGAAACACTGGATAGCATAGCAACCGGGTTCGGCAATCTGGTTGAGGGTGCGAGCGAAGTTGCGGTTGATGTACTGCCGAAGGTGTTGGAAGGTCTTGGATGGATCGCAGAGCACGGGAACACTATAATGAGTGTTCTTGGTGGCATTGGTGCAGGATTCGCAGTATTTAAGGTTGTGTCAACGATCAACGGAGTGATTACAGCTTTAAAAGGTATGGAAGCCGGATTGGTGGCAGCAGAGGGAGCACAGAAGCTTGTCAATGCAGCAATGGCTTCTAATCCAACGATGTTGATCGTCACGGGGATTATAACACTGGTTGCGGCAATCGTGGGATTTATTGCAACAAATGAAACAGCCAGAACAGCGGTTATCAATGCATGGAATACCGTGAAAAGTACGCTGGGCGGTATCGTTGATTCCATTGCAAAATTCTTCACGGAAACCATACCGAATGCATTCAATACGGTGGTGGACTTCGTAAAAGGTAACTGGCAGGATATTCTGATATTTATTGCAAATCCATTTATCGGCGGTCTGAATTTGCTGTACAAGCACAGTGAGGGATTCCGTAATGTGGTGGATAATATTGCATCATTCTTCCAGCAACTGCCGGGAAAAATCTGGAATGCAATTGTATCAGCCGTCACGAGCGTAAAAACATGGGGCGCAAATATGGTAGCGGAAGCTTCCAGCGCAGCAAGTCAGTTCGTGTCAACGGTGGTCACATTCTTCCAGCAATTACCGTATAACATAGGTTATGTGATTGGACTGGTAATCGGAAAAGTAGTTCAGTTCGGCGTGGATCTAGTGACCTGGGCGGCAACTGAAGTGCCGAAATTTGTCGCGAATGTACAGACGTTTTTCGCAGAGCTTCCGGGAAGAATCCAAAGTGCGATTGCAGCCGGAATTACGAATGTGAAAAACTGGGGCGTACAGGTTTATACCCAGGCAACGACATACGCAAGAAATACCGTAACGTCTGTGATTACTTTTATGTCGCAGTTACCGAGCAAGATATGGAGCGCAATTGTCGGAGCAATTGCAAGAGTACAGAGCTGGGGACAGCAGTTAAGAAATAATGCGAAAAATGCAGCAACAAATGTAATCAACAGCGTACACTCTACACTGGTTGCAATGCCAGGAAGGGTGACAAGTGCAATCAGCGGTGCGATTTCATCCGTTGCCGCATGGGGAAGCAGTCTGGCAGCAAAAGGACGAAATGCAGCGCGTGAACTGGTGAGTGCTGTAGTCGATGGCGTATCGTCACTGCCGTCAAGAATGGCTGATATTGGCTATAATATCGTGTCTGGTGTTTGGCGCGGAATAAGCAATGCCGCCGGATGGTTCAGAAGCCAGGTAAACAGCTTCTTCAGCGGAATTGTGGACGGCGTAAAGGATACACTGGGTATCCATTCACCATCCCGTGTGTTTGAGGAACAAGTAGGAAAATACATGGCGCAAGGCTCAGTTGTTGGATTTACAAATGAGTTAGACAGTGCTCAGAGGGAAATTGATAAGAGTCTTGGAAGTCTCACGAAGAGAGCAACACAGATTACACCGGTACAGGAAGTGAAACAGAGTACCAATATTGTAGCATTTAACAGAAGGGTTGATACATCGAGATATACTGACAACTCTGATAAGACGGTGATCGTCTACACTACAAATATCATTGAGATGGACGGGGAAGAGATCAGCAGAAAACAGACGAAGAAAGTTATCAAGAGAATATCTGACCAGGAACAGGAAGAAAGAATATTTAAGGGTGCGTGATAATGAAAAGTAAGTTTTTTATCATCTACAACGGGAAGATGAATACTGAAATGAATGTCACAGTACGGCAGCGGCCGGACATGCCGACTCCGCAGAGAGAGTATGAAACAATCAAAGTGGAAGGCATGGACGGAGAGCTGTACGAAGACAAGGAGACCTATGAGGACATCCAGGTGGAAGTGGAATTCAATTTCCGTGCAGAGCCGGAAGAGTGGCAAAGCAGATTCCGAAAGATTAAGAGATGGCTGCATGGGGATGAAGACCACCGGCTGATAATGTCGGACGATATGGAATATTTTTACAATGTGAAAAAGGTCGAGATCGCAGACACAGAGCGTGTGATCAAACGGATCGGGCGGTTTAAGGCAACATTCACTTGTGAACCATACGCCTATAAGAAGAGTGGAACTGAAATTGTTGACCTGGAAAGCATCCTGGTGAATGAGTATGAGAAAACGTACCCTGTATATTACATCTACGGGAAAGGAAAGATTGCATTGACGGTAAACGGGAATACCGTCAATGCAGATGTAGACAAGCGGATTACCATCGATACGAAGTTAGGATTGTGCTATACGGAAACAGACATCATGGAAAATACCGTATTGATGGGGGATTATGATGACATAATCTTACAGAAGGGTACAAACACATTCAAGTACACGAAAGGGTTTGACGTAAGGATAAAACCGAATTGGAGAAGCTTATAAATGATAGAAGTATATAAGAGTACAAATACCAATTATGAGAAGAACGGGGATATGCCACTGAAGCCATTGACATGCATGTTGTACGTCAAATTAAATGGAGAGATCCGTATAGAGCTGACTCACAGCTATGATGCAATCGGAAGATGGAAGTACCTGGAAGAAGAGAATGTAATAGCGTGTCCTACTCCGTGGGGCAAGAAGCAGCTCTTTAGAATCTACAAGAAAACCAAAAATCTGACGAAGGTAACAGTGTATGCAAGTCATATCATGTACGATCTGAGGAATAAGGTGCTTCTGGATGTCAGACCGACCTCAAAGAACGGACAGGAAGCTCTTGATATCATCCTTAAGGGAACAGGATATACAGGCCACAGCAATATCAAGACGATCAGCACAGCTTACTATGAAAGAAAAAATATAGTAGCCGCACTGGTGGGAGATATAGATCAGAGCTTTCTGAATCGCTGGGGCGGTGAAGTGCTGCCGGACAATTTTGACATCTACATCTATGACCAGGTGGGACAGAACCGTGGTGTACGGGTACAGTTTGGGAAGAACATGACCGGGATTGAGGAAACTGTAGACATGAGCAGCATTATTACCAGGATCATCCCGGTGGGATATGATGGGATCATGCTGGACGGGAAAACACCGTGGGTTGACAGTGATTATATTAACTCTTACGCCCAGATCTATGAAAGTGAAGTCAAGTATGAGGACATCAAGCTGAAGGATGGAAACTCAGAAGAGGGATATGACACCCTGGAAGAGTGCCGGGAAGCTCTAAAGGCAGCAGCAAAAGCGGACTTTGAGAACGGTGCAGATAAGCCAGTAATCAATTATGTGGTAGATATGGCACTGTTGGAGAATACAGCGGAATATAAGCAGTATAAGCCGCTTGAAACGGTGCAGATCGGGGATGAAGTTACATGCATAACTGCAAAGATCGGGATTGATGTGGAAGCACGATGTATCAGTATTGAATATGACTGCATCCAGCAGAAAACGAAGAAGATCGAGCTTGGTGAGTATGTGAAAACATATTTTGACGAACAGCGCGAGACGAACAGGGCGATCAAAAAGGAAAGCTCAAGTACTGCAAAGAGTGCAGCAGAAGAGATCGTAAACAAGAACCTGGAAGGGTACGCCACGAAGGGATATGTGACAGATTCTATCAAAACTGCTGTGGTGAACCTAATCACTACGGAACAGATGAATAAAGCTCTGGAACAGTATGACACGAAGCTGGAAGACCAAACAAAGAGTATTGAGAATGTGAATAAGAAATTTGCATCCTACAGTACTACTATGGAGATGAAAAAGGCGATCAGTGAAGCAACTGAATCATGCGCTAAAAAAGAGAAATGTGTTACGAAAGAAGAATATGACGAGAAAATACAGGCACTTGAAGCAAGATTAAAGACATTGGAAGAGAAAGAGGAAGAAAAGAATGATAGTAACACAAATTAGTGTCGATCTTTCGGGAGAGAACAGGAACGAATATGTAGTTGCAAAGCAGAAAGACGAAGATAGAGTATTACAGGTTCAGCTTCTGGATAACGGGAGAGTCTATGTCCTGGATGATAAAACCACTGCAAGAGTCTTTCTTGTCAAGCCGGATTACACGGAAGTAAATCACGATTGTACGATCAGCAACAACCGGGTGGAGATCGAGTTGGATGCTAACATGCTGGCAATGTCTGGAACAGCTACGGCAGAGATCGTGCTGACTGGCGAAGGTGGCAAGCCATTAACCAGCGCAGAGTTTGACATCAAGATCAAGGGAACACTGTCAACGGATCGCGCAGAGAGCAGTGATGATTTTCAGAGTCTCAAGAACGCTCTTGGAAAGGCTGACAAATTTGAGAGTAATATTGATTTAAAAGCAACAAAGGAAGAGTTGGACGTTGAGCGAAGAAGAATTGACAAGCTTATTGCGCCAGGAGAGTCAGCGATTGGACTGGCGAAAAAACAGCTGACTAAAGATGCAAATAAACTGTCACAGACAGAAGGAAGCAATACACACAGCACATCATGGATCAGTACGGGATCGGATGATGATGCAACGTTTCTGGCATCTGTGAAGGATAAAAATGTATTTGTACTGGATTGCTTTTGCCGTACTCATAGCAGTAAAACAAATAAATGGGAGAAGACATATCACGAAGCAGAAGCAGCTATAACAATTAATGGTGATACTGTGTCCGTGAGCGCAACATACAAGACAACAGATACAAATACAGATGCAGCTATATTTACGGTTGTATTAGGATACGATGAGGACAATCGGGAGCTTACGGATATCAGAAACGGATCAGACGGGAAAGAGTACGCTAGTGCCGGGGAAGCAGTAAGGGAGCAAACAAAAGAAGTACCTAAGATGTCTAAGGCACTGAAGGCCTCAAAAGTAGATGCAACAGCGTTCAGTCTGGGTGCAGTGAATGCGAGCACGGGAGAAATTGAAGCATCTGCTACAGAAGCGGTATCTATCGGAATCACAAGATTTAAAGACGCACGTGTTGGATATAAGAACGGCAATAATGATTATCAGATTAAGGTCACATCATATTATAGAGAGAGTGGGAAAATTGTTAATAAAAATGTATCTTGGGGAGATCCGGGGAGCCGAATAGAATTTGCGAATGAGAATAGTAAGATTTTTGACAGAATTTCGATTAAGAGACGGGATGGTGGAAATATTACGATTGCCGACTTGCCGGAAGTAATCCAAACGAACATTCCAGAGCTGCAGGAATATCTGAGTGGAAAAGAAGTTGAAACGGAATTACAGGATATTGAAGCAAACATTGTAGAAGATGAAGCAAGAATTACAAAAGCGGAGAACTGCTTGAAAAGTCCTTATGTTGATATGGATCTGTTTGAGTTTGGTGAATTCAAAAAGGATACAGGGGCAGAAATTAAAACAGGCAAGAAAGAAATTATATCGAAAAAATTCCGATATGACAAAGATTTTTATGTGACCGTGCCAGAGGGGTATGTACTTGCAAGTGCTGGCTATGAGGTACTCAATGGAAAAGAAACATACAGATCAGAATTTTGGTATGACTATTACAAAGGAAAGAATAGCTTCAGAAAAGGATCAACAGAGGTTATAAGGCGATTACTGATTAAGAGATCCGATGGGGCAAACATTAACATTGATGATCTGAAAGGCAAGATTGAAACGGATCTGGAAGTATTGCAGGCAATGGATGCAATCAAGAAATTACAAGAAAAGGTTGAAAACGCACAGACTGAGACGGATAAAACATTGACAGAAGAGGGGACGGCAGCAGATGCAAAAGCAGTAGGCGATAAAATAGCGCAAGTTGAGGAAGATATAGTTAAGATTGGAACGAAAATAGTTAGTGAGAATCTGTTTGATTATAGTAAGATTAAATCCGGCTATTATGATTTAAGTGGTGTGTTCCATGAAAGTGACACATACGCTCATGTTAAAGTTTATGTAGATGACTTGGTAGGGAAAACCATTTATTTTTCAAGAGATAATATCAATAATATTTTTAATTTTAATGTTAGTTTTGTAACAGAGTATGATAGTAAAGGCTCTGTTGTGCGTATTACAAATGCAAAAAATGTCAATAACTATACTATACCAGAGGGTGTTACGGATATAGTTATTTCAGCAACAGCAATTAATTTAAACAGTACAACAATGTTTACTTTGAATTTCATTCCACGAAAATTCATTCCATATTTCGAGCCATATTTTAGAGCGAATGATAAATTTGTTTCAGAGCTGAAATCACAAATTGATACATCTATGATTGTTGAATGTTGGGGGGATTCCCTAACAAAAGGAGTAGGAGCTTCTGAGAATAATTATGAGAACGCCTATCCGAATCAGTTACAAAAAATGCTTGAAGACGGTTATGTTGTAAATAATTTAGGAATTGGTGGTGAGGGAGTAAAACAAATTTCTGCAAGACAAGGTGGTAAATTATCGTTCGCACAGCCTTTTGCAATTCCAGAAGACACTATTGCAACAAATGTATCTTTTTTGAATGATGATGGGGAAAACATAAAACATCAAAATCAAAAAGGTAATGGCGTAAATCCGTGTTATATTGACGGAGTAAAAGGAACTGTCGCATGGGATAAAAGTAATCTGACCAATACATTTGTTAGAGAAGCAAGAGGAAATGAAGTAAAAATCACAAAGGAAATGCCATTGGTTACAGATGGTATGATAAATCACAGAGGAAACATTATGGTGATATGGGCTGGAACAAATGATAAGCCTAAAACAAAAGAGCAAGCACAATATGTTATTGATTCTATAAGAGATATGATATCATATGCAGAAACGGATAAATATATTGTTGTGGGACTCACCTCTAAGGATTATATGGGAGATTTTATTGATACTTGTACTAAGATGTGGTCGCAGAATTTTGGAACAAAATTTATTAATGCTAGAAAATATTTATTGAATTATGCTCTTGCGGATGAAGATATTACGCCTACAGAGCAGGACAGAATTGACATTGAAAATGGTGAAATTCCTAGTTCGTTAAGAGCTGATAATGACCCTGTACATCTTAATGCAAAAGGCTATCATTGTATTGCTAGACTTACTCATGAACGAGGAAAATTACTTGGTTATTGGTAAGATGGTTTATCTGAAACATTTTATAATTAACTAAAGAAGTATAAATGCGAGAAAGATTCGTAAACGCATTTATAACAGAGTTGAGTGGTATCGTCCCGGTTGAATTGTTGCCGGATATCCGGGACGAGCTATTTATTTTCGTGAACGATTACGATATTTCAGAAAGAGAAACATCTGTAGTTCCGTATACGGGATATATGCCGGAATGCTACAAGATTTATATGACCACGATGAAAATCGAAGGGGCAAAAGATAATACACTGAGACTCTATAATATGGCTCTGAAAGATTTCTTTTATACTGTGAATAAAAAAATGTCAGAAATTACGACAAATGATATAAGAGTGTATCTGTACATAACAAAGAAGAAGAGGAATATCTGCAACAGGACTCTTGATAGCAGGAGAGCAATATTACATTCATTCTTTGAATGGTGTGCAAATGAGGGATATGTAAGTGCTAATCCGTGCAGAAATATCAGACCGATCAAGTATACAAGAAAGGAAAAAGAGCCGCTGTCTGGTATGGAATTGGAGAAAGTAAGAAATGCATGCAGAACGATAAGAGAAAAAGCTCTGGTAGAGTTTCTGTATAGTACAGGAGCACGTGTGCGAGAAGTGGAACGGGTGAAACTTTCGGATATAGATTTCGTAAAGGGAGAAGTAACGCTTTTCGGAAAAGGAGATAAGTACAGGAGATCGTATTTGAGTGAACGCTGCAAGTTCTATCTGAATGAGTATTTGAAGACCAGATCAGATGAATGTATGAGTGTATTCTTGACGGAGAGAAGACCATATACAGGACTGCAAAAAGCTGGAATTGAAAGAGTGATAAGGGATATAGGGAAAAGGTCGGGGATTGGAAGACACCTGTATCCTCATTTGTTCCGGCATAGCATGGCAACAGATTTGCTACGGAGAGATGTACCTGTAACAGATGTACAAAAGATACTGGGACATGTAAATATTAATACAACAATGGTATATGCAAAAACATTGAATGAAAATGTAAAAGCAGGACACAGGAGAAGTATTATATGAAGGGCTGGTATACAGAAATTAGAGCAAGACCATAGCAAAAAGAAAATAAAGAAGAAAAGGGAAAAACGGAAAGAGGTACAAAATTATGAACTATGCAACACCGATTATTGATACATACAACGCAGTAGTGGGGGCAGTCATTGCGGTGCTGTCCTACGTGCTGGGAGAGCATTGGATTTTATTTGCAGCATTCCTGTTTTTGAACATAGCAGATTGGATCACTGGATGGATGAAGAGCAAAATTGCCGGAAAAGAGAACTCTATGAATGGCTGGAAGGGCGTGCTGAAGAAGTTAGGATATTGGTTGATGATTATGGTTGCTTTCGGATCCAGCGCAGTTTTCGTGGAAATTGGTAGAACGATTCATGTTGATTTAGGAGTTACGACCATGATCGGCTGGTTTGTCCTGGCAAGCTTATTAATTAATGAAATCAGATCAATTGTTGAGAATTTTGTAGAAGCCGGGTATAAAGTACCGACAATCTTGACTAAGGGATTAGAGGTAGCAGAGAAGAAGATTTTAGATGATGGAGAGGATGAGTAAATATGAAAATTCTTTTGATTAGCGGACATGGAGCAGGAGATCCGGGGACAAGTTCAAAGTTTGGAGTAGAAGCAACAGAAACAATTATCATGGTAAAGAAGATCCAGCAGACATTGAAGAACTATGCTACGGTAGATCTGTACCCAACAGATCGGAATGCATACAAGGATATCAATAACAAGTGCCTTAAGGTTAAGTTCAGCGATTACGATTATGTATTTGAGGTACATTTCAATTCCGGCGCAAAAGACCTGGTAGGAGATAAAGAAACTACAGGAACAGAGATTTACGTGACAACACTGGAAAAGACTACAGGAGTAGAGCAGCGGATCGTGAACTCCATTGCAGCACTGGGGTTACATAACAGGGGTGTGAAGAAAAACAACTGGACTGTAATCTATACAGCAAAGAAGGCTGGTGTATCATCTGCATTGCTTGAAGTATGCTTTATCGATGACAAGGACGATATGGCAATCTACACAAAAAAGAAAGATAAGATTGCTGAAGCTATCGCTCTGGCAATCGCTGAACAGTTTGGACTTAAGAAAACGACCACAAAAGAAGTTAAGGTTGGAAGTGTGGTTACTATTAAAGACGGAGCCGTTTACGGCGGTCTGTCGAGTACAAGAGGAAAGGCTGTGCCAGCATCACAGCGCAATGGAAAGAAACATACAGTAGATAAGATTCAGACGAATAAGGGCGTAAAGGAAGCAAGATTAAAGGACATTATGAGCTGGGTAGCTGTGAAAAGCCTAAATGTATTATAAGAAATAGAGAGTAACGTGAGAATGCGCTACATTGTTGGAATAAATTACAGGTAACTATCAAATCGAGAAAAAACGGCGAAAACAGCGGAAAAACGGTTTCCGTAGAGGAAGCTGCAAAGGCTGGTAAATTCTAAGATATTTGATCTTAAATTTATAAATGAAAATGAGAACGAGAATCTGATTTTAAAAGTTGGATTCTCGTTTTTTATGTTTAAAATATTATTTAAATACAGGGTGTGTCCCCTTATTTTTTCGTAGAATGGAAAATTATAAAAGAAAAGCACTCTTTTAATAGGTGCTAATCTTCATAGTGGAATTTGCAAGAATATATAATAAGATTCTGATTCGTGTCAAAGTTGTAAAGAGAATGTGAAAGTTTTTCTGTAAATAATGTTTAAAAGGTTCTTCTATGATAAAATAAATATCATTAGGAGGGCCTTTTATTATGGCAAGACAAAAGAAACCTGTACATCGAGTAC